ATGGCTACCAATCCGAGAGAACATGCCCGGCGAGTGCTGGAGACGTTCTGGCGTGGTCGGGACTTTCCTGTCGATCCTGCAAAAATCGCTAACGATATGGGGATTGATGTTTTTATTGGCAAATTACCGGGCAATGTGTCTGGGGCTTTGATCAAGCAAAGGTGTCAGGATCCCGCAATCTTTCTTAACGCAGATGATAGCAAGCCCCGGCAGCGCTTTTCGTGCGGACATGAACTCGGTCATTATATTGCCAGACTGGCAGATCAAAGTGACGTCTATGAGTACGCTGATTTTCGTGGTGAAGAATCCAGGAGTGGAACTGATCCAGATGAAATCTTTGCGAATCAGTTTGCTGCTGAACTTCTTATGCCTATAGATGAAGTAAAAAGACTGCATTCTCAGGGACATCCGAGCTATGTTATAGCACATCATTTCGGAGTGTCTGATGATGCGATCAATTTCCGTCTGAAGAATCTAAGGTTAGCCTGATACATTGAGCTATGCAGCACGAGAACGATTCTGATAATGAATTCAGGTTGTCGGTATTCGATACCCTAAAGGGAACGCTGAACCAACATAGACAGATGGCTGAAGAGGGGCGCGACGAACAGGCCTTTAAAAAAGATGAAGAGATCGAGAGTGAACATTTTGTCTATAGATCACGCACAAGGAGTGGCACAGATCATTCCGATGTGACACAGGTTGGTTCGCTTGACCCTGAGCAACACAGAAAACAGCTCAGTAACAGAGATTTTGAAGGTGAGATTAAGTTAAAAAAGACCTATGGTATCTGGCTTTTGTTTATTCTTGCCATCCAGTTGCTTGTTATGAATGCGGTGTTCATTGTGGTTGGATTTAAGACACTGGTATTTGATGCCTTAACATTGCAGCTGTACATGGGGGGAACCTTAACAGAAGTGTTTGGGCTTGTTCTCGTAATCACGAAGTACCTCTTCAATCGAAAATAGCCCCATTGGTTGATTTGGGGCCTTTGCTATTTCATTACCCTTCTTTTTTGACTAATGGCAGATCCAGTGTTGGTGTGATTTTCGTTTTCCGGTCATAAACTAGCACTTGCGCTTCAGTCTTATGTCCAGAGAAAAGCTGTTTGTCCCGACTGCTTCCCTCATAGTCTGAAATCCCTTTAGCCTTAAGATCATGAAAGGTGAAGTCGGTTAAAATACCTGAAATTTTGCCTGCGCGATTTCTTGCTTCTACCCACATTTCGTTAAAGCCTTTGTACATATATCGGTTGCCGTATTGATTGCTGATTACATAGGCGGATGTTGGTAACTGTTTTGCTTTTTCGATCGCCGCCTGTAATCGTGGACTCCATGCTTTTATCTGTTTTTTCCCTGTTTTCCCTTGCTGGATAAAGATCCCGTCGTTTCCAATCTGCTCCCATTTCAGCGATAACACATCGGAAACCCTCGCTGCACACAGATAGGCAATTTCCATTGCGATAAAAACAGGAAGAGGTGCAACGCTTAATACTGCCTGGTATTCTTTATCAGTTACATATCGTTCGCGGTTTTTGGCCTTGAATTTACTTACACCTGCACATGGGTTACTCTTCACGTACCCTCGCTCATACCCCCAACTGTAAACGCGGGACATACTGCTTTTTTCATGGTTGGCTTGCGTTTTACTCTGTTCCCCTCTCTTGTCCATGTATCGACGGATGTGTTCTGGTTTTATGGAATCTGCCTGCACCTTACCGAATACGGCAAGCAACTTTTTTTGATGTTGCAGATAATCTTTTTGTGTTCTTGGACTGAGGTCACTGTAATAGGCGCTGGCGAGGAATTTTTCCCACAAGCGACCGAATGTCATTGCGCGATCGCGATTATTTACAGTTTCCTCATACTTTTTCCATAAAGCAGCTAAACCATCCTTGATGGCGGTTAGTGTGACAGATTCTCTGGATGTTGGTTTCCATACATAACTATATTTATTTGGGTATACATTTGGAGGTAGTTTTTCGTGTTCAGGATTTTTCCTTCGTCTTCCCATCAGATTGCACCAAAATTCGGCTCTACCTCGCGTGGTGGTAAAGTTTTATTGCAGGTAAATAGATCCCGGCTGACAATCGGTTTGCCACTACGATTGGTATAGAACGGAAGCCCGTTTTCCGTTAACCATTTTCGCTGGTGGCTTGCATATTTGCAGCCCGTTAATATTAGCAATTCATCTTCGGTTAAAAATAAGCTGCTCATAGCTATATCTCATAACCGCCGCTAACTATATACGGTTAGCGGCAATTAGGGTTGAACATTAAAAATCAGCCTGACTCGGGATCAGTTTTTGCCAGATAGCTGAAACGTATTTTGCCTGGTAACGGGCGTCATCAAGTGCATTGTGGCGCTCACCTTCGAATGGAATATCCGTTCTGGCATCGAAGTTCAGGGCTTTTCCCAGCTCAACGATTGTGCGCACATCGCGATCGTTGCAATAACGCCACGGGCAGGGGATCCCCTGCCGTTCGTATGAACGGCGTAAAATCACGTTGTCGAAGTTGGCTCCATTTCCCCAGACCTGAACAAAAAACTCACCGGAGTTTTCATCGATAAATTCCCGCAATTGCAGCAATGCATCATCTAACGGGATTTCATCGGTCAGAATGGCAGATTGCGCCTCGCGTGATTGCTTAAGCCACCATTTAATGACGTCACGATCAATGACTCCGCCAGCAGTATCCAGATCGATGGTCTTGCTAAATTCCGGCCCCATCTCTCCGGTTTCGGGATCAAAGAATTTACCGCCAATAGAGTTGATTGGCGCATCAGGATTTGTTCCCATCGTTTCAAGATCGATCATCAGATGGTGCCACACCCGGCTGGTGGATGTGATAACGTGATGACCGTTCACCGCAATTAAGGGATCTGTCGCCTCGCCAGTTTCACTATCGCTGGCGTGGCCCTGAGCGCTTCCCGCATTCTCCTTGTGTGGATGTTCAGCGCCTTCCATTTTCTCCGAATCGTCTTCCTGAACTTCGACCTGATTCTCGTCATCGAACGTTTCCTGGTATGTTGCGTCACCCATCACCGCGCCACAATCAGGGCAGTTGCCGCCACCGCTCTTACCGCAGGCGGTGCAGATCTTTTCCGGTTCCTGTTGCGCTACTGGTTCGGATTGTTTCGTTTCTGGCTCGTTTTGTTGCGTATTTGGGCTGTTTTGCTCCGCTTTCTGGTCGTTCTGTTCCGTTTCTTGCTGGTTCTGGTTCACAGAATCGCGGGTTTCAATTCCCTTCACCCACTTCGGATCATTCGGGTCGCTAATCCCTGCAACAAATTCTCCGCGAGAGGCAGCAAGCAACTGATTGGCGTCAGGCTGGCTGATATTGGCTGCCTGCATAATTTTGTTTACTTCGTCAGCGGTAACTTTTACCGGCTCTGGTTGTGCTGCCGTGTCAGACGCACCAGTATTTTGTTGTGAGCCTGAGTATGTGCCGTTTTTACGGGCAAAATATTCTTCTTTCGTGATTTCAGTAGCCCCGGCAGCCAGCGCCTTTTCCAGACCTGAAAGTTTGTTTGCACGACCGTATTTTTCGCCATCCTTATCTGTGAAGAGGAAGTAGAACGGCCCCTCACGCTCTACAGATGGTTCGACTTCCACTTCGCATTCGGTTTTTTCGTTGTCCGGCATTGCCGTTTCCACTGCATCAGTTTCAGGTACTGGCGACGGGAGAGTATCAGTTGTGCTCTGATTTGTTCCTTCATCTTCAAATACGCCCTTTGTAGTCAGGTAGTCAGTGATGTATTTGTTCAGTGCCACAGGGTCTTTGTGAATGTCGATCGGACGTTCACGGACAAGGCCAAAAATAGTCTGACGGTCGTAACGAATGGCATCAGGCTGTTTGCGCATTGATGCAGAAATACGCTTCCAGTCTTCGCGATCGTTCTCGATAACTTCATTTTTTGCCCAGCGATGGATGCTGCCGTCAATGTTTCCGGCATCAATGTCACCAGGCCACAGAGAGTAGGCCAGCTCTTCATCCAGCGTTTTCCATGTCTGCTTGTATTCGCGACGAATGGCAGTAGTGACAGGGTTGATTTTTTCTGCTGAGTTTTCAGTGTGCTGTCGGTTGACTCTGGCGCGGGCAAGATCAACAACAGAAGTATATGCACCACCTTCTTTGCGATCCTTTTCCTGGCGTTTTTTACGGTCGAGAAAATATGCCTGAACGTCGGGCCATTTGGCGGTTGGTTTTAAATCATGTCTGGCATCGTTGATGTATTCAATCTGACGTTCCGGATACATGGCGTTAATTTCTTTAGTCCGGATAATTGCTTCTGCGAGGTGTCCGTCAAAGGTCATCATGTCGTCATCACCAAGAAGCCCGCTTGCGTTGATGACCATATCCACGGTGACGTTTTCATGTGTGCCGAACTTAACGAGGACAGCGGCCTGCTTGTCGTCGGATAACTGGTTAAAGTTAACAATTTCTGTATTCGGCTCTGGTTCGACCGGAACAAAGGAAGCGGATTCCTCATCCCAGCGGTTTTCCTGCATATATTCGGTATCCCAGGAATCAAGGGCGGGGCGGGCCATGCCGGGTTTATCCTCGCAGACAAGAAATTTATAAGCACAGTCCTGAGCAGCCGGATATTGCTCCAGGAATTGCCAGGTAAATTTGGCGCGGGCGCGGCGTTCGTCACCGGCTTCAATGGCAGTGGCTACAGCAACTGCACCTTCTTCCTTAATTGCCTGTTCGTCCGGAATGGCGGCGCAAATAAAGACTTTACTCATTTTGTTTTAACCTCATTACAGATTTAAGGGTGAACAAATCCCTGCCATTGCTGGCATATAAGAATCAAATCTGATGTATTCATTAAGCTGAATGTCGTATTGTGGCAGTTATTTTATTACTGCTCACCATGACTCTGCTTTTACAGGTAAACCATCACGACCAAGGAAGACTTTAATCATGGTTTCCTTAATACAGTGTTGTGTGGAAAAATCACGAATATAGAGCCGTTGTTTTTTAATGTTGTTTACCGAAGCAATATATGTTCTTCCTTTATGAATAACATAATCACCGGGAGTCACGCACTGACGAGGAATCTCATCAGTTCCGAAGTGATGAGCAATCATAATTATCTCCATTTTTACAAATGAACTTTGTTGATGCGGTGCCTGGTGCCTCCAGGTGACGTTAACCAGTTAACAATTAACGCCGGATACAGAGAATCCACCCATAACACAGTTTTCTGTTTTAACTGTTCCGCGTGCGCTCAGCCGCATTCACCACATCACAAAATTCACTTTAAAAAGGGCGGCAGAGCAGTCACGGAGTAAAACTGATACCGCCAAACGTCACCAGAAAATTGATAACAGAGGGCGTTGCAGCGGGGTTGTCACTTAAGCGTATGGTCAACCTGACAACCCGGTGTCCTCAACGGGGAAGGAATAACCCCGCCATACTTACCGCCGCGCCATTTCGCGGGTTGCCACAACCGGAAGCGCACGGTCGACGAAAATTTAACGACAGGCTATCTATGAACCAGCTACCTCGCCGTGCGCTTTCGCGTTATGGTCTGACTTTTCAGGGAAATATCCTTTCAGTAAACTGTCAGTGCCGGATGCTCACCCGTGTCCGGCGCACGCACTCCACCTCACCCGTGGAGAACTCCTTAATTACCAACCTTAGCTTCGTTGGTTAGCTATTAACGCGGGTATGTAATCATTCTGGCAATGCTTAATGCCGCTGCTTTTTCCAGATTGGTGATATCCTGCTCCAGAGAGAACAGATTTTCAGCCTGCTTAGCCCTGGCTTCATTAGCCCATTTCAGATCCTGCGCTGCATTAATTTTCTGGTGCATCCACTCATAAAGTTCATCATCGGTATAGTCTGGCGCGATGATAACGGGTTCTCGTTTCTGCATACTGATTCCTTGCGGTGCTGTTTCGCTTATCAGCCGTTAGATTTTGCCGAACTGGAAAGCGCCTGTTTAAATTCGCTGAAGCTGAGAGCTTCTTCGCCTTCGGCAAGGCCTTCGAAGTATTCTTCGTAAGCCTTTTCCATGATTGTGTCGAAATCCATATCACCCACCTGAATTTCTTTCCAGCCAGCGACGCGCTCCAGATTCGGTTTTAAACGTTTTGCTTTTGGTATACGTCATTGCGGTGAACGTGCCGTCCTGGTTTGGAAACACGCCGTACACCAGAGATTCGTTGTTGCCAAGATCGATAGTATCCATGCTGACCTCATTTCCCCTTAACGCCGGGGTAGCGGAACTGTTTGCTGAGAACACCGTGCGGTGTCTTGATGGAAAATAATTTAGAATAACCTAACATGAGAGGCAAGTGTTTTTTGTTAGATTGATCTAACAAAAAGGGTGGGCGCAACTAATCACTTGAAAAGAATGTTATTTTATTGATTTATTTTTACGCGCTTTAAGCATTTCTTCGAAGAGTTTGTTGAAGTTTTCTACTCTTGCGCGCATTTCAGACAGCAAGGCTTCCTGCTCGGAAGATGGAAGAGCATCGAATAATTCGATCAATTCTTTGTGGTTGGGAGTTAGCTCTGTTTCCACATGAAGTTCTTGTGCAGGCACTGGTGCCTTGTCTTCGTCACCAAACATTAGCCATGTAGGTGAGCACTTCAGAGCATCCGCTAAAGCAAACAATCGTTTTCCGACTGGCTGGGTTTCGTCTCTTTCCCATTGTGAAATTGTGACGTGAGCAACTCCAGCGAGGCGCGCGGCTTCTCGTTGTGTTAAGCGTAATTCTTTTCGTCGCGCCAGAACTCGCTGGCCCAGGGTTCTTGTATCCATAGTTAGGTAATTCTAATTTTTCTTGACTTAGGTATCCCGCGCACAATAATGTTAGAAAAGTCTAACAAGAGGGGGATTTGATGCTTAAAGTTGACGCAATTACTTTTTTTGGCAGCAAAACAAAGCTTGCCAATGCCGCAGGAGTGAGGCTGGCAAGTGTTGCTGCTTGGGGGATACTGGTTCCTGAAGGTCGCGCGATGCGTCTACAGGAGGCATCTGGCGGGGAGCTTCAGTATGATCCCAAAGTTTATGATGAATATCGTAAGACGAAGCGGGCGGGGCGGTTGAACAATGAAAATCACTCCTGAACAGGCTCGTGAGGCTCTGGATGCCTGGATATGTCGACCAGGAATGACACAGGAGCAGGCGACGATATTAATCACTGAAGCATTCTGGGCTTTGAAAGAGCGCCCGAACATCGATGTTCAGCGTGTCACAGATGAAGGTGGCGCGGTTGATCAGCGAGCGCTTGGTGTTAATCGAGTGAAGATATTCGAACGCTGGAAGGCTATCGACACCAGGGATAAGCGTGAAAAGTTCACGGCGCTAGTGCCTGCGATTATGGAGGCTATCCGGATTAGTGATTTCAGGTTGTATCGTGAAATTACTGACGGAAAAAGCATCACGTGCATGATCGCCGGGTTAAACAAAGAATATGGCGATGTGGTGGAGTCCGGACTGCTTTTTGCTGATCCTGCCGTAGTGGATCGTGAAACTGACGAACTTATAGAAAAAGCAATTGCTTTCAAGCTTGCGTATCGACAGCAATACCAACAAAAAGCTGGATGGAATTATGAGCCTTCTTTTTGCTGAACGCCCACTGGTTATAAACACGCAGCTGGCAATGAAAATTGGCTTAAACGAAGCCATTGTTTTGCAACAACTGCACTACTGGTTGAGAGATACCAACTCCGGCATGGAATGTGATGGTGTTCGCTGGATTTATAACACAACGGAACAATGGCTGGAACAGTTCCCATTCTGGTCAGAGTCAACGTTAAAGCGCGCGTTTGCAAGTCTGAAAACGCTGGGGCTTTTGCGTTGTGAAAAGCTCAATAAATCAAAGCGCGATATGACCAATTTCTACACGATCAACTATGGGAGCGAGCTTTTAGATGGTGGCAAATTGAGCGAATCCATCGGTTCAAAATGCGCCGCTCCATCAGGTCAAAATGACACGATGGAAGAGGTCAAAATGAAACGCTCCATTGATTCAAAACGACCCAATGTCATCGGGTCAAAATGGCCTGATGATCTTACAGAGAATACAACAGAGATTACTACAGAGAATAAAAACACTTTTCGTCCGGAAGCTTCGCAACCGGACCCGCAGACGACTGAACAGGATTTTTTAACCCGGAACTCCGACGCGGTTGTGTTTAGTGCGAAAAAACGCCAGTGGGGTAGCAGGGAGGATTTGGCGTGTGCGCAGTGGATCTGGGGGCGGATCGTGGGTCTCTACGAACAGGCAGCCAGTGATGATGGCGAGATCATGCGACCAAAAGAGCCTAACTGGACTGCCTGGGCCAATGACGTGCGCACAATGCGGATGCTGGATGGCAGAAGCCACAGACAAATTTGCGAAATGTTTGGTCGGGTTCAGCGAGATCCATTCTGGGTAAAAAACATCATGAGCCCGTCAAAGCTCCGCGAAAAATGGGACGAACTGGTCATCCGCCTGGGACGTTCACCTGTACAGCGTTGTGTTAATCATATTTCTGAACCGGATACAGAAATTCCGCCTGGTTTCAGAGGATAAGTGTTGATTTCAGGTCATGAGGTAATTTTAAGGGGGACTTGTGGCAAAAGTTTTTACACAAGAAGAGCGGGAAAAAATTAAATGGCAGGTGGTGGAACTCGTGCGCCAGAGCGGCCGTGAGACGTTACGGCAACTGGAAGCTAAAACAGGTGCGACTAGATATCTGATGAGCGTTCTTGCCAGAGAGCTGGTAGCCAGTGGCGATGTATACAACTCCGGCTACGGGTTATTCCCCTCTGAACAGGCGCGTAAGGACTGGCAAAACGCCCGCAAAAAACTCTCGAGGGCAAAGGTGAAGAAACCTGCTGTGGTTGATCCGGACCTTATCTGGTCATCACCTGACGGAGAAATACGTCGCTACGACAGTCGCCTAAACATAATCTGTCGCGAGTGCCGGAAGAGCGAAGTTATGCAGCGCATACTGGCTTTCTATCAGGGTAATTTTCAGGACGTGGCGCAGTGAGTGCACCGGCAACCATTCTTGATATGTGCTGTGGCAGCCGCATGTTCTGGTTCGATAAGTCTGACGAACGGGCGATATTTAGCGATATCAGAAAAGAAGGATACACATTACGCAATGGGAGACGCTTGATTATCAGCCCTGACATTATCGCAGATTTTCGTGCATTATCATTTGCAGACGCATCTTTTTCGATGGTTGTATTAGACCCTCCGCATCTTGAGCGTGTTGGTGATAACGCCTGGATGGGAAAGAAATATGGACGGCTGAATAAAGATGCCTGGCGTGATGATTTGCGACAGAGATTTAAAGAAGCTTTTCGGGTGTTGAGGCCGCACGGCGTTCTGATTTTTTAATGGAATGAAACGCAAATACCGGTAAGCCAGATTCTGGCACTGACAGATAGAAAGCCTGTTATCTGTCAACGAACAGGGAAAAAACGATAAAACCCACTGGATTATTTTTATGAAAGAGGCATCCAGTGAGTAGATTCGTAAGGTTACAGATACGTATATCTGAATAATTAAATTCAGTTCTGTAAATAAAACTTAATCCTTAACCGGATGGATTTCTGCACCCTCAGAACATCAGGAGGCCGCCCGAAAGGGCGGTAGTGAAATGCGAAAGTTCAAAATTATTATTGAAACGGGAATAGCTGGTGGAGATTTTGAGGATGTATTCGAAGTGGACGATGACGCAACACCTGATGAAATTCATGACGGAGCATAAGAAATTTTCTTTAACTACTGCAATTACTCATACCACGAAATAAAAGACGATGAGGAAGAACAAAGTGGCTGATTTTTGTTCAGCTAAATATAACATCAGTTTTGAAGAGCGGGATGAACTATTAATGGACTATGGTGAGTTACGCGGTGGAAGTGCTGCTGATGTCGAATCCTAGCGTGATGACTATGAAGCGGGAAAAACTCCGGTCGAAGCATATTGTGATGAGTGGGGCGATGAATGAGCGAGATTAATTATCAGGAAGGGCATGAAACGGCGGGGCAAGCAAAACCAGTGACATGGCGATATCGCTACGTGAAAAAAGGCGTTACGGACTTTCAGGGGAAGTAGTGGTCTGGTGACTGGAAATATGTACCGAAAAAAGAGGATTGTAACGACAGGCCGAACTATCAAATTCAGGCCTTATTCACTGCCTCACCAGTCCCGGTTACATCAGAAGAATTGGTTAAAGCTGTGCACTTTTATGAACAACTAAAACGCGAAAATCCACCAACATCCGGCAACTAGATTAATGGGTTAACTATGTCGGTTAAACGACCAGCCAACTGAAAAAGCGGAAACCTGATTACAGGTTGCCAGATAAGGCAATGAGCTACCTGGCGCGGAACGGACTGATAAGTATGGGGAATGTTTTACGATGAACCTTTAGACTAAAGAGTTTGTAACGCTATGTAAGTGATTTTTTCTGGTTTAGATATTTATATGTCCGGCCAAATTGAGGTGTGTTTAAATGTAATTGCACATTGATTGTAGGAGGAATAATGAAAAACGCATTGCAGTTTTTGTTTGTTGCGTTCTGGTTGTTCGCATCATGTATGCCCATCATCTTCACAGCAAGGTATATGGAAAAAGTTGATGTTTTGATATTAATATTTGGATATATAAATGCCCTTTTTTTAGGGGTGTTCATGGCGGTCATGTGCATTGAATACTGGCGGTAAATACAGCGAACTCCATTGGTTTAGTTGGATATTTACTGTGCTGGACAAAAACGGTTTGCGGGGAAATCTTAGTTAAGTAGAATGACTGCGGGTGCTTGAGGCTATCTGCCTCGGGCACGAACACCAACGGCAGGTAGAGAAAAGCCCCAGTTAACATTACGCGTCCTGCAAGACGCTTAACATTAATCTGAGGCCAATTTCATGCCAGACACATGTAGGTTAGCCTCTTACGTGCCGAAAGGCAAGGAGAAGCAGGCTATTGTTAACACCAAGCTGTAATGTCCCCTTTGAACCATTCTAAAATGTCCCCAGACAATTCTCTGGGGGATTTTTCATGACCAAAGAAACTGTTACGATGAGTCATAAGGAACTCCACCGACTTCAGATTATTCAGGAGTCAATTAATCGACATATTACTCAGGAACAAGCTGCGGCACGCATTGGCATTTCTATTCGGCAGGTTAAACGTCTGGTGCAACGGTATAGAAATGAAGGGCCTTCTGGTCTGGTTTCCCACCGACGTGGAAAGCGTCCTAATAATTCCTTTTCTACTGAATTCAGAGCAACAGTAATTTTACTCCTCAAAGGCCGTTACGCTGATTTTGGACCTACGTTTGCGTGCGAAAAATTGCGCGAGATACACGGTTTATCTTTATCCGTTGAAACTCTCAGAAAGTGGATGATAGAAGAGGGGGGTATGGCGTGAACGCCGTCGTAAAATTGCCCGTATATATCAACGCCGCATGCGACGACCATCTTACGGTGAACTGATCCAGATTGATGGCTCACCTCATGACTGGTTTGAAAATCGAGGCCCCAGATGTACACTGATCGTTTTCATTGATGATGCCACCAGTGCGTTGATGGCGTTGCGTTTTGTGCCTGCTGAAACAACCCGGGCTTACATGGAAACCCTCCGGGGTTACCTTAATGATCATGGCGTACCGCTCGCTCTCTACTCTGATAGACACAGTATATTCAGGGTAAATAACCCAGAGCGGGAAGGTGAGCTGACCCAGTTCACTCGTGCGATAAAGACACTGGGCATCGAGCCAATCCATGCCAACAGCCCGCAGGCAAAAGGGCGGGTAGAGCGCGCCAATCAGACACTACAGGACAGGCTGGTCAAAGAAATGCGGCTTCAGAATATCAGTGATATTGAAACAGCAAATGCATGGTTGCCGACCTTTATTGAAGCCTATAACAACCGGTTCGCTACGTCGCCTCGTACTACTGATAATGCTCATCTTGATGTGCACCATTCTGAAGAGGAACTGGGTTATATCTTCAGCCTACAGGCGAAGCGCGTTCTGTCTAAAAATCTCACTTTCCAGTACAAAAGCAGTGCGTTTCAGGTACGCAGTGAGGGCCGGGGATATCGACTTAGGCATTCGGTTGTTACTGTATGCGAGAACTTTGACGGTGAAATTAACGTTCTGTATGACGGGAAAGCGCTGGGCTGGGAAAAGTATGTTGATGGCCCGGAGCCTATACCACTGGATGATGAAAAGAGTGTCCATGAACGAGTGGATAATGCCCGTATTGATTTACGCTCAAAATACTATGTTAAACCTAAAGCTGACCATCCCTGGCTTACGCGCCGAACGCAAAGTCATCAGCAAGTTAAGCCCCCGAAGTTACCTAAAAAGAAGCCTGATCCCGATAAAAAAGATTGAAACCAAGATCGATTCGGTTGAGTGCATATCCATTCATAGGGTAGATTCTTAAGTCGCGTTTCTGGTGTTCATTTTCGGGTGGTTTGTTACTTGTTTTACCGGGGATATGCCAGAAACGCGCTGAGTCAGTCTGGGCGGTGCGCGTAATGAGGCGTTATGGTAAATAGCCTATGCTAATGTCCGCTAAGAGCAAGAAGCGGAAGTTGGCAGTTTTGTGGACTGTCCCCACAAAAGTGACTACAGAAATAGTTGCAATTCATAATTGATCATGGGTTGTCAGTTAAACTCGTGGCGATTTAAATAGACTAATTGGGAGTGCGTCCATTACTTATATCTTGTAATGTTAACTATCAGAAATGATACAAAGATAATATGTCTTTAAAGAAAAGGCTGATGGCGAAAAGTGGCCCGATGAGGGCCACAATACGGCTGTCACTTAGACGTAAATATCAATGGTGCCAGCGGTATTTGTATCGTCTTTTTTCTCTTCTTTTTTATCAGGCTGAACTGTCGCGTCTTTATTCTTTTTCTCTGCCTGCTGCCTTAACAACTGCTCCAGTTGAGCCCTGAGGCTTTCAATTTGCTTCTGTACCAATGCAGCCATTTCTTTTTTCTGCTGTGTCGTCATCCCCTCTTCCGATGAGATTTTCCCAAGCTTTTCAGTCAGCACCTGAATTTGTCTTGTGATTTTGGCTATTTCTGATGTTCCTTCCGGGGCGGAGTTGTTTGAAATAACGGTTGAGGTATTTCCCTGAATTGTGACAGACATAGATTTCTCCTTTTAAAAAAGCACTATCGGCATGCACAAAAAAATCTTTAATCGTATTTCTTGTGTCATTAATTGTTTGATGTTCAGATTGTTTTCCTCGCGGGCTGGCGCGCCTCAGAAAGTAAAGCTTGTTGACAGGGGTAAACGTTCGGCAATAATTTTCTGCCGCATGCGGGTGTTGCATAAAACGTGCTACGTTCCTTTATCGACAGGTCAGGTCACCGCTCACCCGCCGACGAGAAAGCAACACTGACATGCTAAAGCAAAAAATAGATGAATAAGTTGAGTTGTGCATATGTAGCCTGACCGTCACAAAGTATATGGTGTCTGTACCAGTAAGATGATGGCCGGACTCTTTAAAAACGAGCTGACCTGCACAATACAGGATGGACTTAGCAATGGCTGCTCCTGGCACAAAGCGGACAGTGATCACCGTTCTTACGACTACTTTCTGACTTCCTTCGTGACTTGCCCTAAGCATGTTGTAGTGCGATACTTGTAATGACATTTGTAATTACAAGAGGTGTAAGACATGGGTAGCATTAACCTGCGTATTGACGATGAACTTAAAGCGCGTTCTTACGCCGCGCTTGAAAAAATGGGTGTAACTCCTTCTGAAGCGCTTCGTCTCATGCTCGAGTATATCGCTGACAATGAACGCTTGCCGTTCAAACAGACACTCCTGAGTGATGAAGATGCTGAACTTGTGGAGATAGTGAAAGAACGGCTTCGTAATCCTAAGCCAGTACGTGTGACGCTGGATGAACTCTGATGGCGTATTTTCTGGATTTTGACGAGCGGGCACTAAAGGAATGGCGAAAGCTGGGCTCGACGGTACGTGAACAGTTGAAAAAGAAGCTGGTTGAAGTACTTGAGTCACCCCGGATTGAAGCAAACAAGCTCCGTGGTATGCCTGATTGTTACAAGATTAAGCTCCGGTCTTCAGGCTATCGCCTTGTATACCAGGTTATAGACGAGAAAGTTGTCGTTTTCGTGATTTCTGTTGGGAAAAGAGAACGCTCGGAAGTATATAGCGAGGCGGTCAAACGCATTCTCTGAACCAAAGCATGACATCTCTGTTTCGCACCGAAGGTGACACTTCTGCTTTGCGTTGACAGGAGAAGCAGGCTATGAAGCAGCAAAAGGCGATGTTAATCGCCCTGATCGTCATCTGTTTAACCGTCATAGTGACGGCACTGGTAACGAGGAAAGACCTCTGCGAGGTACGAATCAGAACCGGCCAGACGGAGGTCGCTGTCTTCACAGCTTACGAACCTGAGGAGTAAGAGACCCGGCGGGGGAGAAATCCCTCGCCACCTCTGATGTGGCAGGCATCCTCAACGCACCCGCACTTAACCCGCTTCGGCGGGTTTTTGTTTTTATTTTCAACGCGTTTGAAGTTCTGGACGGTGCCGGAATAGAATCAAAAATACTTAAGTAGCGCGCAGGGATAAGAGGGATGGTCCCTTAAAGGGGAGAGCTAATTATCCGGAAGGATTCTGATGATGAACATCGAAGAACTGCGTAAAATTTTTTGTGAAGATGGCCTCTATGCTGTGTGCGTTGAAAATGGAAATCTTGTTAGTCATTACCGCATTATGTGTTTGCGAAAGAATGGGGCTGCGTTAATTAATTTTGTGGATGCTCGGGTCACGGACGGATTTATCTTGCGCGAAGGTGAGTTTGTCACTTCATTACAGGCATTGAAAGAGATCGGAATAAAAGCTGGCTTTTCTGCTTTTTCAGGAGAATAAACTCATCTACAATCTTGCGCGGGGCTGAACTCCCGCTGAGTAACACCGTGCCACCGGAGAAAACCGATGGCACGCAACGCAAAATATTACAATTCTGATAATTCGCCCGTTCTTGCCTGCACGCACGGGCGGTATTCTCACGCATTCAAGTCTGAATGGTTCCAGCACCCTCCATGCACTGCAGAACAGGCCGAATGGCTGATTCATTCTTACCGCAGGCGCGGGTTCGAGGTTAAGAAAGCTCTCAGTCTCGACTATCGGCACTGGATAATCTCTGTCAGGCTGCCTTATTCCGAACGCCCACCACGTGCGTCCCGCACTTTCCAGCAACGGATCTGGAGGTAACGTGCGGGTATTACTTAGACCTGTTCTGGTGCCTGAGCTTGGGCTGGTGGTCCTTAAGCCGGGCCGTGAATCCATACAGATATTTCATAATCCTCGAGTGCTGGTGGAACCGGAACCAAAAAGCATGCGTAATCTGCCATCCGGAGTCGTTCCTGCCGTTCGCCAGCCGCTGGCGGAAGACAAAACATTGCTGCCGTTTTTTAGTAACGAACGGGTGATTCGTGCTGCTGGCGGCGTTGGCGCATTGTCCGACTGGCTATTACGTCATGTTACATCCTGCCAGTGGCCTAATGGCGATTACCATCACACTGAAACAGTCATTCACCGTTATGGTACCGGCGCAATGGTGTTGTGCTGGCACTGCGACAACCAACTGCGTGACCAGACATCGGAATCACTGGAGCTGCTTGCTCAACAAAATCTGACAGCATGGGTGATTGACGTCATCCGTCACGCAATAAGCGGTACGCAGGAGCGGGAATTATCTTTGGCTGAATTATCCTGGTGGGCGGTCTGCAATCAGGTGGTGGATGCACTACCTGAGGCTGTATCGCGTCGTTCGCTGGGATTACCAGCGGAAAAAATCTGCTCGGTGTACCGCGAAAGCGACATCGTACCGGGAGAGCAGACCGCCACCAGCATATTGAAACAACGCACAAAAAATCTTGCACCGTTGCCTTACGCCCACCAGCAACAAAAATCACCACAGGAAAAGACGGTGGTAAGCATCACCGTTGATCCAGAGTCTCCGGAATCTTTCATGAAGCTGCCTAAACGTCGCCGCTGGGTTAAGGAGAAATACACACGTTGGGTTAAGACACAGCCGTGTGCTTGCTGCGGTATGCCAGCCGACGATCCGCATCATCTGATTGGTCACGGGCAGGGCGGAATGGGAACAAAAGCACATGATCTCTTTGTGTTGCCTTTGTGCAGAAAGCATCACAACGAGCTGCATACGGATACAGTGGCATTTGAAGATAAGTATGGCTCCCAACTGGAGCTGATATTTCGTTTTATCGATCGCGCGCTGGCAATTGGCGTACTGGCGTAAGTGGAGAACGAGCATGAACCTTGAAGCCTTACCAAAATATTACTCCCCAAAATCTCCAAAATTGAGCGATGACGCTCCAGCGACAGGCACCGGTTGTTTAACAATTACGGATGTAATGGCAGCGCAGGGGATGGTGCAGTCGAAAGCACCACTTGGGTTGGCCTTATTTCTGGCAAAAGTTGGTGTTCAGGACCCTCAGTTTGCGATTGAAGGCCTGCTAAATTACGCGATGGCACTGGATAACCCGACATTGAACAAATTGAGTGAAGAAATCCGGTTACAGATTATTCCTTACCTCGTGAGTTTTGCCTTTGCTGATTACTCCAGGTCTGCGGCAAGTAAGGCTCGCTGTGAGCATTGTTCAGGTACGGGATTTTATAATGTATTGCGCGAAGTGGTGAAACACTACAGACGCGGGGAATCTGTAATCAAGGAAGAATGGGTGAAGGAACTATGTCAGCATTGCCATGGTAAGGGCGAAGCCAGCACAGCGTGCAGAGGGTGTAAGGGTAAAGGGATTGTTCTGGATGAAAAAAGAACCCGGTTTCATGGCGTACCGGTATATAAGATTTGTGGGCGTTGTAATGGAAACCGGTTTAGTCGTTTACCGACCACGCTGGCACGACGTCATGTCCAGAAGCTGGTACCAGACCTGACCGATTATCAGTGGTATAAGGGGTATGCGGACGTCATTGGTAAACTGGTAACAAAGTGCTGGCAGGAAGAAGCATACGCGGAAGCGCAATTGAGGAAGGTGACGAGATAAATGATTTTTGCTGAAGATGGCGACATGATGTTTGCATTTTTCAAAAAATATGGATAAAATTTTTTCAACGATGGGCTTTGTATACCCGACGTTAAGAAAAAGTAGAAAACCCGCTGATGAGCGGGTTTTGTGCTTTAAATGGGGCAATGGTAATGTTGAATCTCATCCCGGGACTCATGTCTGTTAACTTATTATTTAGCTGGTGACTTGGTTATTTGCCTGATGTTTAAAATGTTTTCTTCCAGTACAATGTCCCTAAACACAATGAGTCTGCTTATTATATTATTAGCAGAGCTATTACGGCCAAAGTACAGCATAAGCTTTTAAAGCCAATCAACCAGTCATCAAGACAGACGGGGTTATTCATAAAAACTCTCCATGTGTGATCCGATGGGGCCTGAAATTAAAGCTTTAATATAGCTCATGAAAGGTAAACATTGGCAGCTGAAGGGCCACGCAGACCATTTATCCGGCAAAATTCCACGCGTAATCCGGTGGTAATTTCTTCTGCATCGCGGAGATTGAGCGCTGAGACATGAAGCTGGACATCGATACGACCATCGGATGGGGTGATAAGACCCTTGCCGCTTTTGCCGTCAAAGGTTTTGACAATTCCTGTCATTTTACGGGACAAAAAAATTCCTTAATACTGATAACTTGGCGCACTATACACACGTTCCTGAAGAAAGCTATAGTTTTTTGATGGGGTTGAAGATGGCTGGATGTCTAAAATAAACATTGCTTCATATGTTCAACTATGCGTTAATGATTGCGTCGGTTTGAAGAACAGACGATATACGAAGTAGTTTACTAAAGCAGTTCTCATTTCAGGTGTTATTCACTTATTCCTTCTTTGAGTCTCTCCAATTAAGTACGAAGTCGTTTCTGTTATACAAACCATTTATGCCGAAAGGCTCAAGTTAAGGAATGTAGAATGTCAAATAAAATGACTGGTTTAGTAAAATGGTTTAACGCTGATAAAGGTTTCGGCTTTATTTCTCCTGTTGATGGTAGTAAAGATGTGTTTGTGCATTTTTCTGCGATTCAGAATGATAATTATCGAACCTTATTTGAAGGTCAAAAGGTTACCTTCTCTGTAGAGAGTGGTGCTAAAGGTCCTACGGCAGCAAATGTTATAATTACCGATTAA